TCCGGAAGAGTTATATTCCTGTCCATAGGCGAATGAAGCGTTGCTCACGTTGATTGTCCAGGTGTTCGTATCGATATTGGATAGCTTGACCTTAATGCACGTCCCGAAAGATACCTGTCCTCCGCTTCCATTGCCATCGACGCGAATCAGATTCTGGCTTATGGCGCCATTAGCGATACCTGCGGCATAATATACATCACCCGCGACGCTCGCTATCGAGCCGTGGAATGTCACGAAAAATTCGACTTTAGACAGTTTCAATGATTGAAGCGATGGAAGATAGTCAGAGCTTGAAATACCTCCGGTTCCGCCACTAAGCATAGACCCGAACCAACCGGCAATCATCTTCTCTTCTATCTTGCTCTGTTTACGGAGAATCATATCAGACTTTCCTCGTGTATCTGTATCGCAGTCCTGTAAGATGGATATTCCCAAGAAAGGTATCGTTCGCATGGCCGCCGAGACGGCTTAGCACAACGCGCACGACATCTCCTGCATCGACATTCGCCGAAGCGAGCTTCAGAGTGGAAGAGAGATATATCTCCATCGTCTCCAGAGTGCTCGGCACGGCGATATCCTCGGTCGTGGTGACCGCCGCAGGCGTCGCATCCTCACCATCGCCCGCATAATAGACGTCATGCTGAAATCTCGCGTATTTGGTCGCCTCTGTCGTCGATCCCCAGAAAGACATCTCAAGTTCCAGGTCTGCGGTATCATCCACATCTTCCGGCAATTTGAATGAGAACGCGATAGACTGCGTCACGGCATCCTCGAAATAGATGGTCGGGCCGCTCGTTGTATTGTTTGCCTTGGCTTCTGCGCCATCAAGAGGAGCCGCTTCATTCAGAGCGATATATCCGTATTGGCTGCCATAGACGAATTCCAATGCGTTTGCTGCGCTATTGACTCGGACTCCGCTATACGCTTCTCCTGAATACGACGAAGGAGTGTCGGATAAATCAATGAAATTTGAAACGCCCGCGGAATTGAATACACGGAGGTCTTTGATGTCGCCAGAACCAATTGAGGTTGCGCCATCCTCAACAAGAACTCGCGCAACAACGACGTAGGTATCGGAATTGTACGCTGGAGGGTGGGGGAGTGCCGCGGGAGTTCCTGTGAGAACACTCAACGTTCCCGCGATGTCTGAGACGACAAGGTCCATCCTGTCCAGACTCGGATCGGCGGCAGTCAGGGAGAGAGTGGTTCCCGTTATTGAAACTTCGGTCGTTCCGAAATTCACCACACCACTCGCGACATCCACCTTGAGAGGAGGCTGGCTTCCGTTTGGCGTCACCGCGCAGCCCGATTTCACAGTGCGATCGATTCTCGTCATATTGCGAAATTCATCAAAATAGATTTTTTGGTCTTTCTGGATTTCCAGGCCCGTCGCCATGATTAGACACCTCTCTCAAACGTGAATACAAACTCAACTTCAACTGCGTCCAACGCACTCTTGGTGTAGTCCACTGCGATTCTGTTGAACATTTCGCCCGCGCTCGCGTCGTTGAAGACTCCTATCTCCTTCCACGTGAACACGGCCTCGCTATCCGTTACTTGGACGCGAACCTTCAATTGCGTGGTTGTGGCGTCTTTTCCCGTTGCTTGTTTTCGGAAGACTTCGGTCTCAAGTGCCGTGTCGGAAGTCGCGGGGGCGGTTGTTCCAGTTCCGATAGCTACATAATCGAGGAAACTCTTGGTGTTATCTTTCAATCGGTCAATCATGAGTTCGACAGCTTTATCCACAATGAGGTTGTCTTTCTCGAACTCAACCTTCCCCGAGGAGAGATTGATTATACGAAGATGTCCTTTCATCCGCAATCCGCAGTTTTCATGGAACAATGTTATCACCATCTACCAAGCTTGCGCCCTCCTGCCAATAGGTCAGGGGAGATATCGTGATTGATTCCGGCATCGCGCGAACCGCAACGCCCTCGTCGTATGAAGTATCGAAATCAGTCGTGAGAACGATTCCGGCGGCCTTTGTCCCCATCGTGGCCGCCTTCACAACCCCAAGAACCTCCCCCGGCACGGGATCGGTCAGAGTAATCTTTATGAGGCCGGGATACACTTGCGTCACTGTGATTCCTGTCAACGGAATCCCGGTGGAGAGGAACACCGCGTTCTTAATCGCGTCTTCCGTCGCTGTGTTGGAGTAGGTCTGGAAGTATGCCTTTATCCTCGCACGCAGGGCGTCATCAGTCTCGCCCACGCCGCGGGCTATCTTGAATATCGCGCCTATCTGGTCGAGGTATTGCCCGGTGGCGGTCTCTATCTGAATCTCTCCAACAAGATTCTCGTTCTGTTGGTCGGCCACGTCATATTCATCGATGATGGCTTTCTCCACTCCGTGGAGATTGGAACCTTCCCCCTTCTCAAGCCATCCTCTAAAATTATTCAATGCGTTGTTTAGGTGGTCGCTCATCATATCACGGTGATTGTTATTGTTCCAGGCCTCGCGACTTCGGCGTTCGCTATGCTCACGTCCGCTGCGGGGGCGGAGATACTTGAATTGATGACGCCATCAACCTCTTGGATGACGCGATAGAGTTCGGATAGATAGACATCTTCGCCGGTGTCGAGCGCGTTCATGTGCTGTTGGAGAGCAGCGACAACCGCCGCTTGAACCGCCGAGGAAGAATATCCTCCGAGGGTATCGACAGTGATGTCCGCAGTCACATCTACGGAGACAAGCGTGGGCTCGAAGACAGTGACAACCACTCCAGCCGCTTTCGTGTCCGCTATCGCGGTGTTCACGTCCGTGAGAACCGCGGAGGGCAACGGAATCTCGGCCCCCGTGACATAGGCGAAAACGTGGCAATTCCAGAGATACTCATAGTCCACATACACTGTCGCGCCGCCCGAGGGCTCCGCGCCCGCGAGGTCGAACTTTATCTTGTTGTCCGCGAGGTCAAGCCGATAGTCCGTTCCCTTGATGTAGTCCGCCGGGCCGCCGGAAGAATCACTTATCTTAAGAGTCGCGCTATCGAACGCAACCTCATAGGCAAGCTTAAACTCCTTCGTCGTGGCGTTGTAGACATGAGTTTCATCCGTTTCAGTCAACTGTGGAGTATCTTCAATGGTCACCGAAGTCACGCCGTTCACACCGAGAATTGCCTGGCGGAGGGCTTGCGTGGTGGCTTTGCCCGCGAGTGTCGTGGCTTCTTTGATTCGCGCCCGATAGTCATCGTCGGTTTCTGCGTCGAGCCCCCCGAGGAACACAACGTAATTATTCACAGTGTCTATGTTGGAGATTATCGAGACCTTGTAGACGATTCTGTTCACACCAACGTTGTAGTCGGAACCGATTTCTTCCGCGTCGACGAGAACTTCTTTGGAGAGCGGAATGTAGTCGACACTGAATGTAGTCCCATCGTCGGGAAGGGTCGCTCCAGGAACGAAACGGATTATGTCTCCCCGATATGAACTCACGAACGAGAAGAACCAATAATCCATCTTGATGTTGCCCGAAGTGATTGTGTCGCCCGCAGCCGAGGTCACGAATACAATTTTTACATAATCTATGGCGGAGATGGAAGGAGTGCCAACGCGAACAGCCGTCGTGCTCTGATAACTCAATGAATACATCTTCCACCCAGTCTCAAGAGTGGATAGCGAGATGGGCATCTCGTAGCTATTCGCCGCGGAACCACCCGAACCGATGATAATCTTCGCGGAGACAATCTTGCTCAAGTCGGTTCCGCTATTGATATACATCCAGAACTGAAGGTGTTTCCCCGATCCGTTCTTCGAGCCGGACAGGACTTTCTCGTATGAAAATGTGTTGGAGGATGTCCCGCTCTTTCCGAGTTTCAACGAGGCCGTGCCTTGGCGTTTATCTACGGCTTCAGTTGCGTCGGCCGAGGCATCCGTGCTTTCCGTCCAATCTGCAGTGTCACAATCATCTACTTCCACGATGGAAGTGACATCAATATCTGTGATTGAGACGTCGGCCTCTATGGTGTAATCCGTTGTGACAACGAAGACATACGGCGAACCGGAAACAGTCCCACCGATGCTTGAGACGGAAGAGATGATTCTCTCATTCAGTGGATAGTCATAGACGCCATCGACGTAGTCGTGGACTTCCGCGGAGATTGACGCTGAGAAAGTAGTGTTCGAGCGAACGACGTATTTCAATTGAGGGTCGGCTGTGTTCGGCTGCGTGCTGATAATTGCCCCCGCGGAAATTGTGAAATTCACGCCCGCGGGATTGTTGCGCTCGAACGTGGCATATCCCGCGGTCTTCAGACCAGGATTCCTGGTTATTCCGACGTATGCTCCAATGTTGTCGAGGTCTTCGCCGGTCGCGAGGTCTATCCGGGTTCCGTTGTAGATGAGCTCTTGATTGTCATAGATGAGAGAAAGCTCATTCCCATTCACGTCGAGAATCTCCGCGAGAACGCCACCTTGGTTGAGGTCTGTGATTTTCGGAATGTTCTCTACCACCCCGAGTTTCATATCAGCGACGATGTCGCTTTTGGATTTGCGTACGAAGGACATTCTCCATTCACCTCAACTTGAGACCACTGTGAGCGCCTCGCCGTTGGTCACGAAAAGAGCAAAAATAAGATTCAAACTGTCATATGTTTTTATTAAAGTTACGTCAATCTCGATATCGATAATTTGGAGGTTGGAATTCGGGCGGAACCGCGCCTGGATACTATTTATTGAAGCAACGCGGG